CATTCAATGCATCCATCAACTCTTTCAACTCTTCGTTGTTGATTGGTAAATCCATAATAAAAGTTTAAGTATACACATTATAACATCATATTGTATTTTTTGCAATCAAGAGAAAAAACTTTCTAAAGTATTCTTTCTTTCATCTGACCAACCAATTGCATTTAATACAGCCTTCATTGGTTCAAGGAATGCTTTGTCAAATTGAGTATCATAATCAATGAACCTTTCAAGATTTAATTCCTTTGGAAAGTCTTGAATAAAGGACATCACATTCTCACGAATTGGATTCGGATTCTTTAGATAGCAAAACTTAATCTTCTCACCATTTTGAATGTATGCATACTTCTTATCGAGTTTCTTTTCTTTAACGTAAAAATTATATAGGAGAGCACCACGAACGTGCATTGGTGTTCCTTTCTCGTATATCTTATGAGTTCCCTTATACTTCGTAACATTAGATGCAGTGCGAGGAAATGATATTTCTTCTGGAGATAATGATTTAAATTTAGATCTACAACTGTCAATGTAATCAATCATCTCGTCCTCTGTTCCACTCATCATCACCTTAAGTCCATCTTTAATCATCGTGCGACAAGGTGCAGGTGTAGATGATTTAACTGCCTCTATTCCCATAATCTTTAACTTTGCATCTCCATATCTGACACCTTCACTATCCCATACGTTTAAGATATATCTTTTCTTCGCAGTCCATATTCCACGATCTGCGATGTTCTCTCTTTTCATAAACATCTTTTGATCGTAAGCATTTACGTAATTCGCCAACGCTTGGTAAGAATTCTCAATATATTTCTCAAATTCCACTTCACAGACCTTATTAAGGAACGACACGATGCCTTCAGTAGTCTTCTCTCTGCCTTGGTATACTGCGTCAATAAAAGGGCCCAGATTAAGATAAATGGAATCGGTATCAGAAGCAATAACATAATCAATATCCTCCGTGTTTAAAATTTTGTTTAGTTTACGATTCATCCGATTTTCAATCCATCGGATTGAAACTTGACCAGACAAAGTAATTGCTTCGGCATTTGCTAATTTAAAATACCGAAAATACTGATTCCCGATAGCACCATAAGCACTGTTAAGAGAAATCTTTTTTGCCATCTGGATATTGTTGCAACGGGCAATTTCTTTTTCCAACGTCTTCGTCTTCTGTTTTTCATAAGCTTTCTTTGCCTCCAACATTTTCTTCTTGAAGATGACTCGTTCATTATACATCTTTTCCATAAGTTCGGGTAAGAACCCTTTGATGTCTTTACGATACATTGCCCCATTTGCACATACTGCATAATCTTTGAACATTTCAAATGTGATATCTTCAGAAAGTATCTTTTCAACATTGACTGATGGATGTCTTTGTTCTAATAAAGTTTCTGGAGATATATTATATTGCATAATCAAATGAGGGTACAAACTGTTAAGGTCAAAACTAACCACCCAGTCATACTTGCCTGGTATTGGTTCTTTTACATATGCACCTGCATATTGTGAGTCTTTATCTGTTCTTACCTTTGGAGGAATTACAACATTTTTTCTCCTCAAGTAATTGTAGATAATTGAATCCCAAGTTCTTACTTGGAAAAATACATCTGTATAATTTACTTTGGCATCATATGCCATCGTCAGACAAAGTTCAATCAACTTCATCTTATCTTCAAGTTGGTCTACGAGTTCTACGTCAATGATATTATATTCAATAAACTTTTGCCAATTACCTGTATAGAAATCTCTAAATGTATCAAACTCAGAGTGGTCTAATTTCTTTTTACCAAGTTCAACAAAAGCAATATGATCTAAACGATATGATTCTTGTGCTTTGTAAGTAAACTTACGATATAGATCAAGGTAATCAATAACTGATATACCAGCCATCTCACAAGATATTTGTTTACGACCTTGTACAACAAAATCTTTTTTTCTTACATAACCCCAAGGAGAAAGTTTACGAACTTTCTTTTCACCCATCAATCTTTCAATACGTCCTACAATGTACGGGATATCATACAACTCACAATTCCAACCAGTAATCACTTCTGGTGCATTTGTTTCCCAATATTCTAAAAAACGATCTATTAAATTATATTCATCCGTACACTGAACGTATCTTACATCATCTCTCGTATTATTGAATGGACGGGAAGCAAAACAAATTATCTTTTTAGTTGTATAATCTTGTAGAGTAATTGCTAGTAATTCTTCTGCACAATCAAAGACGTTGGGAAATCCACTTTCAGCTGCAACCTCGATATCAATCGTGACTAATTTAATTTTACTAATATCAAATTTAATTTCTTCCTCTGGATACTTATCAGAAATGTATTGACAAATATATCTGTCATTTCCGTAAACATCAAAGTTGTCCACTTGAGAATATTTATCTATAAATTGTTTACACTCGGATATTTTACCAGGTTTAATTGGTTCTACACTCTCTCCTTCGAGAGTTTTATACTTTGATTTTTTCTTTGAAGGTACATAAAAAGTGGGATGAAATGTTTCTCTCGCAGTAAAATGCTTGCCATTCTCATATCCACGGACAAGAATTTCATCGAACCTTTGATGGACATTTGTATAAAACCTCATCTAATAAATTGAATATAATCGTTAAGTAGTTTAGGTGTAGGATCAACTAATGTCAATATCTTATCTGAACTCATAAACATTTCTTTATTGATGGTTAAATCAGACAACCATCTAGATAGTTTCCCATCTACAATAACACAAGGATTAATTAATTTACAATCAGGTTGGCCTATGTCTGCGAGAACCTCATCAATCTCCGCTATCAG